TATCTGTAGAAATGGATACAAAGGTACCGTTTTTTATGGTGGTACACCGTTCCAAGATACCGGATCTTTTAATAACTATGCGTGGAATCATATTGCAATTTGTCGGTCATCTGGAACATTAAAAGGATTTATCAATGGTGAACAGATATTCAGTGTTGCCGATACTAATAACAGAAATAATACAAACAATACATCTAAAGTTGGTGTGAATTATTCAAATGCACAGCCGACTGATGCACTTATATCAGATATTAAAGTGACGCACACTGCTGAATATACATCAGCATTCACACCACCAACATCTCCACTTGGAAATACTAATGCAAAATTATACCTCCCAATGGACAACCTAGGTATCTTTGATAAGACGAGTAATAATACTCTGACTTTGGCTGGTAATACTTCAACATCGACAACTAAGACTAAATATGCAGTAACTTCTATGCGAGTAGCTAATGCTGCTAATGATTATTTGATAACCAGTGGATTGGAAATTGGTCATTCTGAAGACTTGACTATTGAAGGTTGGTTTAATTTTGATTTTACTAATTCAAATGTCTACATGGCAAGTCATGATACAACTTATGCAGCTAATAACAACATGTATCAATTAGGATTATCTTCAGGTAGGGTTGCATGGTGGATCGGCGGAAGTTTGCCATCAAACCAACGTGATTCTAGTACTTTAAGTACAAATACTTGGTATCATTTAGCATGGGTAAAAAATGGAACATCATATAAAATATATAAAGATGGCTCACAAGTAGCATCATTTACAAATAGTGCTATTATTCAATCTCATGAATGGAGAGTTGGAAATACATATGATGGAGGATCTCAGGGAATGACAGGATATATTGAAGGTTTTCAAATTCTTTTAGGTGTTGCTAAGTACACTACAAACTTTACACCACCTACTCAAGAACAGGGTAGAGGTTATCAGGCGGGATCATAAATGGCAAGGTTTTCTAAAAATCGATTATTTTCAAGGTTTATACGTCAGGTTAATGAAGATTTAACAATTAAAACTACAAGTCTTGAAACAGAAGCACGAGTAACAACATCTACTGTAAATACACAAGTTGATAGTGCTGTTGCTGCATTGGTTAGTTCAGCTCCTGCAACACTTAATACACTTGATGAATTAGCTGCAGCATTGAACGACGACGCTAACTTTGCTACGACTATTACAAATCAGATCGCTGCGAAAGTTGATAGTACTGATGTATTAGGACTTATTGATTCTGCGTATATCTCAGCAAGAACCCCGGCCGTCTCTGCAGGAAGTGGATTTGATTTAACAGCACGTAATAATATTGCAACTGGTGATGTTGTTCAGATTGCATCTGACGGTACAGTAGAATCTATTGAAGTTGCAAGTATTGCTGCAGATTATAATTTATATAATTCTGGTAATTTGGGTGACACTGGTCATACTTCTATGGACCATGAACCAAGTGGTGCAGCTATCGCGTTTTTAAGAAATAACACAATTTATATTATAGAAGATAATGGTAGTAGTTTATCTCCAGGAACAGCTAGAGCACTTCCTACTAGTCATACTGGGATGGTAATTGCATATGATCCAAATACTTCTAATAAATTAATATTGGTTTCAAAATATGACGATGGTAATGGGGTTAATTCTTATATTACCATTGGTACGGTATCTGGTACTAATATTACTTGGGGAACTTCTACTGAATTTTCAACGGTTGACCCGGGTAGAATGGGAATAGTATTTGTTCCAAATGCAGCAGGAAAAGCTGCAATTCATGCAAATGACGAAGTGCGAATGGTTGAAATTGATTATAATGGAGATTCATTTACTTTTGGAACTGCGGTTAATTTCCCATTGAGTGGTGATACAATGAGTGCAGGACAAATTGCACACCAATTGTGGGATATCGATATCGATCCTCAAGCCCCCGCAAATATTGTGACTGCATGGGGTTACATCAGTGGTTCTGCATCAGTTGTTCGTGTTGGTAATGGTACAATATCTGGAAATACTATTTCTTTTTCAGGATCAGTTCCAAGAACAATTACTAATGATACAACATCTTCCCCTAGAACTTTAAGAAATATTTCAGTAACTTTTGATAAAGCAACTGCAGGTAAAATTGCAGCAACTGTTACATTCTCAAGTGATAGTAGAAGAAGGGGTGGCGTTTCATTTGCATCTGCGACATGTACAGATTGGGCAAACTGCACATACACAGTTGGATCAACTCTTCGTTTAATCGATCAAGCAAATATTTACAACGATGAAAGAAACTTTGGGCAAAATGCAAAAGTACTTTCCGCTTCTCCTGCAGGAAATGAATATGTAATTGGATGGCAGGGATGGGAAAACGGAAACGGTGATACATGTGGGTTTACTAAACAAGTGTCTGTTATAGGAAATGTCGCTACGGAAACTGCGTCATTGTTCCACGATAACCATAGAGGTGCTGGTAGAACATATACAAATGTTTGGAGTAGAACTCAAACTGGGTATTTTTTCTATTGGCATAATACAAAATTCTACAGTGGTGGATTTACTGACACCGACTGTTATGTTAAAAAGGCAAAAATAACTACATCTGTTTCTAATTTTGTTGCAAATAATTTATTAGGATTTGCAGAAGATTCAGGAAATGCTGGAGTTATAATTACTATCAATGGTCCAGGATCAGTTGATGGAAATCAAACTGGGCTAACTCCAGGAACATTGTATTATTCTGATACCAATGGAGTATTATCAACGTCTTCTACCGGAAACGCAAAAATAGGTAGAGCTTTAACGAGTACATCGATATTAGTATCGCTTAATATCTAAAGGTTTATAGATATAATTTAAGTGGAAAACTTAAAACATATAAATAATTAAGACAAAACAGAAATATGAAATATTTTACAGAATTAAGAAATAAAATGCCACCAGGCGATCATGTATCAGATTTTAAAGTTGATCGTATTCCTGTGATGGTACATAAAGATAAGGGCAAGTTTGTTGCTTATGTTGATGGCGACAGACTTGATGCTTATAGAACACAAAAAGAGGCAGAGAAAGCTGCTACTCAATTTGTGAAACAGTTTGGAAAAATGAAATGAAACTGATTGCAGAATATACAGACCAAGATATTGAATGCATTGTCGAAGCCAAAGATGGTAAAAAGACATATGCAATTGAAGGTATCTTTGCTTCTTCAGAACAGAAGAATCGTAATGGTAGAATTTATCCAAAGAATGTTATGGAATCTGCTGTTAGTAAATATATTGATGAACAAGTTTCAAAAGGTAGAGCTGTTGGTGAACTCAATCATCCTGAAGGACCAACAATCAACCTAGATAAAGTTTCACACAAGATCGAGTCCCTTGATTGGAAGGGTAACGATGTTGTTGGAAAAGCGACAATACTGGCAACTCCTATGGGTAAGATCGTCGAAGGTCTTCTCGATGGTGGCGTTAGGGTTGGCGTGTCAACTCGTGGTATGGGAAGTTTGCAACGTTCAAACGGTGCTATGATGGTCGGTCCCGACTTCATGCTAAATGCCGTTGATATCGTTCAAGATCCATCTGCTCCGAATGCTTTTGTTAATGGTGTTATGGAAGGTGTAGAATGGGTATGGAATAACGGTATTATTGAAGCGCAAACAATTGAAAGAATGGAGACTGAAATTAAGAAAGCTCCACGGAAAGATCTCTATGAGGTACAAGTTCGTGAGTTTAAGAATTTCCTCTCGTTACTCAAATCAAAATAATAGGAGTCAATTATGACTGATCAATACACTGAAGATCAAGAGATTGAACTCTACGACGAAGTTGAGAACGAAGACGAAGTCGTGGAAGAAGCTCATGATCCTAAGAATGCTGAAGCTCAGTCAGTAGCCTCTGTGGATGCAGCTGGTGATAAAACTGGAACCGCTAAGAAGCGTAAAGGTGATAACACTAAGAAAGATCCAATGCCTAAGACAAAAGCTGGTATGATTAATGCCGCTTATCAAATGATGTCTAAAGCCAAGAAAGAAGACCTCAGTGTCATGCTTTCTAAAATGATGGCTGAAGATTTCGATGTCGAAGATGGCGAAACAGAAGTGCGTGCTGAAATTGAGTATCAGGCAGACTTTTCTCAAGACCTAAATGCTCTGATCAATGACGAAGCTACTTTGTCAGAAGAGTTCAAGGACAAGGCAGAAACAATTTTTGAAGCAGCTATTAAATCTAAGCTGTCTGAAGAGATCGATCGCCTTGAAGCAAAGTATGAAGAAGAATTGGCTGAAGAAGTCGAGTCTACTAAATCTGAGCTTGTAGAGAAAGTTGATTCATACCTCAACTACGTAGTTGAACAGTGGATGGCTGACAATCAAGTCGCAATCCAAGCTGGTCTCAGAGCTGAGATTGCTGAGAACTTCATGACTGGCCTAAAAGGTTTGTTTGAAGAGTCTTACATCGATGTACCTGAGTCTAAGGTCGACCTAGTTGATGACTTGGCAGATACAGTTGAAGAGCTCGAAGAGTCTCTGAATACTACAACTGCTAAAGCTATCGAGCTTTCTGAAGAGTTGGAAGTTTACAAGCGTGACGCGATTATTCGTGAATCTGCTCGTGGTCTTGCAGAAACTCAAGTAGAAAAGCTTAAGTCACTTGTTGAGGATGTTGATTTCGAAGACGAAGAAACTTTCGCACAGAAAGTAGCTACTGTTAAAGAATCATACTTCAAGAAAGATGTAACTGAGTCTACAGAGGCTGCATACACTGAAGCTGAAGAAGGTGAATCACCAATTCAAGTTTCTGGTGCTATGGACCAATATCTGAAAGCTCTAGAAAAAACTAATAAATAAGGAGTTCCAAAATGGAATCATATGATCGTTTGATCGAAAAATGGTCTCCAGTGCTTGATAACGAAGCAGCTGGTAAGATCCAAGATAATCACCGTAAAGCTGTTACAGCTGCGATTCTTGAAAACCAAGAGCGTGCATTCGCTGAAGAAGCTGCACAAGGTCAATTCATGACTGAAGCTGCGCCAGCTAACAACACTACTTCTGCTGCAAACTGGAACCCAGTTCTGATTGCACTTGTTCGTCGTGCTATGCCTAACTTGATGGCATACGATGTATGTGGTGTTCAGCCAATGTCTGGTCCTACTGGCTTGATCTTCGCTATGAAGTCACGCTATAACGGCGGTGTTGCTAACAACTCAACTCACCCAGAAGCATTGTTCAACGAAGCTAACACTGGTTTCTCTGGTGACTCTTCATTCACTCAAGGTGCTAGCAGTTCAGGTCTAAATGACTCAAGTTCATCACCCCTAGGTATCGATAATGAGCGTACTACTGCTCTTGCCGGTACTGGTATGCCTACAGCTGACGCTGAAGCATTGGGTTCAACTGGTGGTTCAAATTTCAGTGAGATGGGTTTCACTATCGAGAAAGCTACTGTTACAGCTAAGTCTCGTGCGCTGAAAGCTGAGTACTCATTGGAACTTGCTCAAGACTTGAAAGCAATTCATGGTCTTGATGCTGAGACAGAACTTGCTAATATTCTGTCTACTGAGATCCTTGCTGAAATCAACCGCGAAGTAATTCGTACTATCAACTCACAGGCTAAGACTGGTGCCGCAACTTCAAATACTGCTGTTAATGGTATCTTCGATCTTTCTACAGATGCTGATGGTCGTTGGTCAGTTGAAAAGTTCAAGGGCTTGATCGTTCAACTCGAAAGAGAAGCAAACGTAATTGCTAAAGAAACTCGTAGAGGCAAGGGTAACTTCATCATCTGTTCTTCAGATGTTGCTTCTGTTCTTTCTGCTTCAGGTATGCTTGACTATGCTCCTGCATTGGCAACTAACCTGCAAGTAGATGACACTGGTAATACATTTGCTGGTGTTCTGAATGGACGTACTCGTGTTTACATCGATCCATATGCAACTCAAGACTATGTCACAGTTGGTTATAAGGGTACTAACCCATATGACGCTGGTCTCTTCTATTGCCCATACGTACCACTCACAATGGTTCGTGCGGTTGGAGAAGAAACATTCCAGCCTAAGATCGGCTTTAAGACTCGCTACGGCATGGCTTCAAACCCATTCGTTGGTCTTACTCCTGCTGATGGACTTGCTGCAGCTAAGTCTAACCAGTACTACAGAATCTTCCGCGTCGATAACATCATGCAATAAGAAAGGTTCTTATAATAATAATGTTTCTCCTTTGATTCAGGCCCTCTTCGGAGGGCCTTCTTTTAGGTATAAATAAAGTTATGGCTACATTAACTACAAATATTAATTACTTACAACCCACCAGTTTTAAACTGGTTATGGACCGTAAGAATTACCCGAACCTTGAATTTTTCTGTCAAACGGTAACTCATCCAGGGATGCTTATGTCCGCAGTTGAAATGCCATATCAGAAAATTACTGGTGTCCCCTTTCCTGGCGATAAACTTACATTTAATGAATTATCAGCTAATATTATTCTTGATGAAGATATGCAAGGATACGAAGAGATGTATAATTGGATTCGTAGATTGCTGGATACTCCTCATAGAGATGCTTTAAACAGAACTAGTACCGCACCTCCAACTTATGCTGACATTACGCTTATGATTATGTCAAGCCATAATAATACAACTAAACAAGTTCAATATAAAGATTGC